CACCATAATGGATTAGTCCATCATCATCAGCCACTGCATCTAGTTTAATTTGTTGAATAGTCAATTTTCTATTATCATAATACTTTTGTACTATTGGGTTCGCAAAAAATTTATCAAGTGCATCAGAAGCCATCACTATTCTATCAGGTGCAATCCCACTTGTTTTTGCGACCAGAGTTCTATCTGCTCGTATTAATGCTATTGGGTCAGAACTATCTGTATCAAATTTATCTGCATCAGCTGTAGTAATAATATGTTCTGTTGGCATTTCAAAATCAATAGTATATTCTTTACCTTTGATTTTATATTTCAAAACACCACCATCAAGTACAGATACAGTTTGCAAGAGTTTAGCTCTTTGAACTCTCTCTTTTAGCTCAACAAAATCTTGTCCGAGCTTTTTTAATGCTCTCTTTCTCTGCTTTTTCTTTTTATATGGATTATCCCCTACATCTTTACTATATAATTCACCAGCAATAGTTATCTTTTTCTCTGATATATATGGAGGCTCAACCGTAAAAGTTTCATATCCACTATTTTCAATTTGAACCCCTGCTGTACCACGAGCAGAATATGTAGCTGCACCTCTTGTACCTTTGATAATCTCTATCTCAACTGTTTTTGTATCACTTGGCTCACTCTCTTTTCCCTTAAAAAATAGGTTAAAAAGCCCCATCTTTACAGGGTAAAGTTGCTCTACAAAGTATGATAATCGTTTTCTCTCAAATGGATTCATTTACTCACTCCTATACTATTTTGATATTTTGCATGTATGGTAGATATTGAACACTATCTTTTGTATGTCCATCTCCAAATACAACAGAATTGGAATTAAAAACTCCACTCTCATATACAAGTGCTATCACATCACCATCGGTTGTATCCACATCCTCTGCCAAAATACCTCTTGGCTCTTCACTTCCATCATCAGCTGTAGCGATAGATAGTAAAAATTTATCATCTCCATCTTTGCCAAGTAGAGTACCTCTTTTTAATACACTACCCTGCTTAACAACCTGTACCCTCGCATAAGATGGATACTCATTACCTGCGATTAGGTTATCAGGATAATATGCCTCTCTACTCATGCTACACCTCCAAAGAATGCTTCACCATCCTCTTTTAGCTCTAGCTTCTCTTTTTCAGCTTTTAGCTTCTCTTTGTCACTCTCACTATTACTATTCAGGTTCATCTCCAAAGTCTGATTTCCTAGAGAAACACCATCACTATCAAACGCCTCTTTTTTCTTTTGAAGTTTCTCTCTATCCTTAGCACTTAGCTCATCTATTTTTCTATATTGAGCCAACTCTATCTGCTCTGGTGTACTCTTACCATCATATTTCAAATCTACAAAATGGTGTGCAAGTTCAGGCTTCAATATCTTATCAATAGCTTTTAGCCTCTCACTCTCACTCTTGACACCCAATCCAAAAACCTCTTGATATAGATTTGGATGTTTAGCTTTCAACTCTGCTATATTCATGTTGTTATTCTCCTTATTATTATTTTCTTCAAATTCCAAGCCCACTTTGGCATTTGGTATAGCAGGAATATTTACCACAGAAGCTTCAAATATCCCCCATCTCTTGACTATTATCAAATCATTTTGCTTATCTCTCTGTTTTACATCATACTTCTCAAACTCTACTCCTACACTAATAGACTCCAAAAAGCCATCTTTGATTTTGTTAAATATCTTCATAGCAAACTCATCATTACTATCAAAAATGGCATCAGCTTTTAGCTTCTTATCCTCCAACCGTAGATTAGTCCATTTACCAATCGGCAAACTTCTACTATCATGATTGAAAAACACTTTCAAGATACTACTTCTCTCGAAGTTGACATTATTCTCTCCATGCAGGAGCTTCATGTCATACCAACCTCTACCGACTATACTCTCATCACTCAAAATAAATGATACTGTTTTAGTCTCTTCATTTATGACATTTGCACCAAGCTCAACGCTATAGCTAAACTTTGGTCTTAAATCAATCTTATCCAATTTGCTTTTTCTCCTTTACCCATTTTTTAGCACCTCGAAGTTCATTCGGTGTAGCTTTTATCATCTGTATATTTTCTCTCTCTCGTCTTCTCATATTGGTAGAGTAATCTGTACCATTTATATTGGCCGCTTCTAGTTCAGCTGTAGAGAAACCTGCATCAACTCTTTTTTCGGCCGCTTCTGTCTCAACCTTTTCATTTATCTGTCCAGCAGATGGTCCACTCCATGTAGTACCCAAATATGCACTTCTCACAAAAGGGTCTTCAAAAAATCTTGGAGCTTCCAATCTACCCAACAAAATAGCCTCTTCTATCACAGCTTCATAGAATGGCTGACAAAAGCTTTTGGCTATTTTGGCACGGTCATATTTATATATTCTCCATGCCTCCAAAAAAGAGGCACGAGCAGAGGTATAGCTAGATTGAAAATGTTTGATAAGTATCTCATACGGCATATTTAGCCCTATAGCTACTTGTCGTAGTATAGAAGTGGTAAAAGGGTCATAAGCAGGATTTGGACGAGTAGGATTTGCTATTACTATATCCTCTCCATCATATAGCCGTGTTACACCTCCTGTCATTAGATTTATATCTCCCTCATCTTCATCAGGAGCTTCATCTTTAGTCTTTAAGAATACATTGAAAAGCCCACTAATCAATGCTGATGTTAGTTCTGCATTTGTATAGTCATCAAGCTGTTTGAGCTTTTCTAATACAGGTGCAAGTACAGGAATACCTCTTCTTTGCTCTGGTCTAGTTTTATTAAAGAGATGAATAACATTAAGCCTACCACTTTTAGCACCATAAGCAGGTACTTTAATCCACTCTCTATAATTAAAATCCAATCCATAAGGGTGTGATTTGAGGATATGATACTCTATAGGTTCATTTAGCTCATTGGTTCGTATCCCCCCTGCCAACTCTACAGTATCCATTTGGTCATTTTCATTACAAACTCTATCAGCCTCTATCAAAGCGATACAAGTCCGATAGATAGCACCTTTTCGTTTGATTTGAGGCAATAGTGCGAATACATCTCCACTGATAAACATTGACAACATAGCAGTAGCTTGAAGCTCATAAAAATCTTGTGTACGAGATGCATCTGCTCTTTTGGATTTGGCTACGAAATTAAACTCTCTCTCTGCTCTTTGCTCCCAAAGTACAGCTTCCTCTTCAGATATACCCAAATATCCAAAATCTACTTGGCTCTGTACAGTCAATCCTGTACCAATAGCCGATACTACTTTGGTATTGATAGCACCTGTAATCAGTCCATCATTTCTATATCTATCACGGCTTCTATCTCTCAAAATCTGCAAATATGGTAAATCATCTGTATCTGATGAACCACTATCTACATTCCACGCACGAGTGGATTTACGATTTTTTGAAGCCCCAACATATCCCAAATTTTCCAACATAGATATTCGAGCTTTGTGTTCCAACCTACGAAGTCCAAGCTCTGGAGAGAAAAAGGATATCGCCTTATCGAGAAAATTAGGATTAACTTCAAAGGATGACATTTGTCCCCACCATTTTAAAAGGAGTTCGTTTGCTCTTGGTAGCACCCTCTATATAATCATTACCATATTTGGCAATCTTTTTGAGTAAATCTTTTTCTCTTTGATATAGAGTATCTAGTAGAGGATTTGTTTTTTCTCTATTATTGATTTTGTAGCTTTGTGCATTTTCAGCTTTATCTATTGCACGGCGAACGGATATTAATCTATCACCAAGTGTAATATTTAGATAATCTATATTCTCCAAAATCAATCCTTAATTATTTTTTATAACTTTAGCAGTTTTTGAAAAATAAAGTAATAAAGAGATTTTTTAAAATAAGAGAGAAAAAAAAATAAGAGATTTTATAGTAGAAGTTTATTTTTAAGTTTTTTGTGTTATTATTCGTTTACACATATGTGTTTTATATCTCCCCTATGGGGTTTTGAACCGACTACAGAATGATGTATTTAAATTTATTTAAATCTTTTTTTCTTAATATAATAGAAAAACTGTCTTGAACCGATACGCAGGGCGTATATAATGGAGAGGGTAAGCTTACCCTCCCTGCTAAACTTTCTTAAACAAAACCTTTTGATGTTCTATCCATTTATAGCAACCGTGAGGGCTATCCTTATCAACAAAAATTACATTTTTGTCTATTTTGCATTTTGCAACCTCACTAGCTGTTAAATATTCATGAGTTAGGGGTGTTAAATAAAAATATGCTCTAGGATGTCTAGCCCCTGCTTTATAATCACAAATCCAATTCGGTACATAAGTACCTCCACATAATCTGCAACTACAAGCATTTTTTATTACAGCAAGTTTCCCCTCTACAACTGTTTCTGCTATAGATAGGAAATTAGTTTTTATTTCTTTCTTTGTCATTAGAGAGTTTACTACTACATAGTTATCTCTCTCTTTATAAGTTTGAGCAAAATAGACATGCTCTTCTCCTCCAAAATACTCATTAAAAAACCATTTTCGCCATTCTATTAGTTCTTGCGTAGCTTTTTTATTAAAAAAACAGATTTTACCTCTTCTAGTTTTACCTATAAACTCACTTTGATTTTTTTGATTTTTTTCTATATCTACTATTTGCATACTTTTTCCTTTTTATAATTTAATTTGATTTACTCCAACTTCTCCCAAATTCAGAATTAACAAACATAGAAGCCAA